ACAATTTTGGCAATACTTTGTAGAAGAAAATAATCGTAGAAAATGTGAAAGCACAAGCCTCGCTAATGCAATTAGAACCGAAGCTGGTATTGAGACACCCGAAATTCCTGCTACTGAACAACAAATAATGGATCAATTTGATAAAATTTTTAACCCTGAGAAATTTATAGAGACTGTTGCTGCAGAAGAGAAGTTTGAAGTAGAAACTGCTGAAAAGTTTGTTGATGCTGAAGAAGACTCTTTCTTCGGAACTATCACTCATTTATTCAATGTTCGTGAACGTTTGAATAAATTGAGAGATATTTTCGAAGAGAGTAGACTCTATTGCCAATCTCGTTTGATTGGTTTGTGGAGTCGTGTTCGTGAATGTATTAGTTTTACAAAGAACAAACTACTCTCTGTAGCTCAGTTTATCTTATCATTTTTCTCCTCTGCTGCCCAACAAGTAATATCCTATCTCCCTAGTGTACCAACTTCCAAATTATTAACTGGTATTTGCTCAACAGCACTTACTGTATTTGGTATTTGGTACACTGGAGTTTTTCGTAGAAAACCCTCTGACTATATGGACTCTTGGTGTCAATTTAATCGTTCGCCCACTAATGCTACTGTACCGTGTGGCAAATGTAAGGCGTGCGATATTATTGATTACCCCAAAACTGGTAACATGCTTGATCATTTTCTTGACCAAACAGGAATCAAATCTGTTCGCAATGATTTGCTTGCGCTCGGAATTGATAGAGAATGCTTGGAAGATATTAGAGAAAAATTGCGTAGAGAAAAACCCAAGAGACGTGCTCAAAGAAAATGTCCGATTTTGCGCTATGCCAATCAGGATGATAGTGACCAATCTTATGAATACTTGATTAAGATGTTTGATTCCCTGTGTTTGGCCGGATGTGAAGTGTGTGATAGCGTAGAATTAGACAAAATAGATTTGAAAGACGAAATAGAAGTTATCGAATATGCCCAAGACTTGTGGGGTCGTTATGCTCGCGATGATTGCATTTATGCACAACGAGTTTATGATTCCCAACCACAAGTACCAAAACCCCGAAATTATGCCCAACGTGTTTACGAACGCCAACCTGCACCTGTTAAACAACGATCTTTTGCTCAAAGAAGATCGGCTCAAAGTTTCTTCGAAAGAGGATACGTAGAGTGCAAGACAGAAATGCATATTGGTGCTCGTAAATACGCACAACGTGATAGAGTACAGATTGAACAGACAACACAAGTTTTATTACATAATTCAGTCTGGGTACAAGCAGTGGACAAGACTGGAGCGTGTAGTAGAAGTAATGGAGTGTTCCTTGTTGGACGCACCATGATTACTACTGCACATACCGTTTTGAATCCACCGCATAAGTACCCTATCGAATACATTGTGATTCGTAACCCATATTCAGTTGAAGCCGCTATTAAAGTACCTATTGATCAGTGCCAGATCTCTCAGACCTTCCAAATGGATGGTATGCCTGTAGATCTGGCTCTGGTTTCTTTTCCTCCCGTAGTACCTAATAGACCAAAGATTTTATCTAAATTTATTGATGCAAAGAATATTGATTTGTTGAAAGAAGGTGATTTAACCTTTTCCGGTTTTTATGAAATCGGTGGCAAGACTATAGTTCAAGAGAAATACCCATCTTCTTTTACTGTGTCTACCAAAACAACTCAATATTATTTGCATAAGACTAATGAATGCCCTAAGAATCCCAATGCATGTGTTTGCCCTATTAAAATTGGAAATCATATTGATTATGATTTAGAAACGATAAGTGGAATGTGTGGAGCTCTTTTGTCAATTTCGAATAGATTGATACACACGAAACTTATTGGTTTCCATGTTGCTGGTGGTACCGGCGTATTAGCTTTAGGAGCTCTAACAACCCGACAATTCTTGGAGGAAGCGTTACAAGCTCATGTTGAGAAATTTGGTATTCCGAAATCTTATTTAATAGACGGACGATTACCGTATTCTCAAGCATGGGTTGACACTTCCTGTCAAGTATCACTGTTGGATGTTGGAGACTGTTTGAACATTGGAATAGCCCCTTCCCCTAGTTATCCCTCCGAAACTCAATTAGGCCCCTCTCTTGTTTTCGATAAAATCCAAAAGCATATTGCGAAACCAGCTCATCTTAGGTCTGTACAGACCGAAGAAGGAGTTGTTGACCCTATGCTTAAAGGAATTAAGAAAATTATGGGAGGTCAAACATTTGTTGATCCCAATTTGCTTGATGCTGCAGCCAACGATGTTTTCCAAGGACTTGGAAAACCTCTAACTGGTAAAGGCATTGTTCATACCTATGAAGAAGCAATTTTGGGTGTAACAGATGATCCCTATAAACGACCAATCAATCGAACTACCTCACCTGGATACCCGTATAACTTGAATAACAAATCTAAAGGTAAAACAGCTTGGTTAGGTGATGGAGAAGACTACATTGTAGATCATCCTGAACTTAAACAAGATGTTGAAAATTTGATATTAGATTCTAAACAAGGAATAAGAGGTAATGCAATTTCTATTGCAACTCTTAAAGATGAAAAACGACCAATTGCAAAGGTTGATGCTGGAAAAACTCGTGTTTTTGAAGCATGCCCTCAACATTTGGTCATAGCAATTAGACAATATTATTTAGATTTTGCTGCTCATGTTATGCGGAAGAGGATTGATAACGGCATTGCTGTCGGAATTAATCCTTATTCTCTCGAATGGACTAAACTCGCTCACCATTTGCAATCGAAAGGAAATCAAATGATAGCTGGAGATTTCTCCAACTTTGATGGTTCTCTTTTGATGCAAATTTTAGTTAAGATTATGGAAAAGATTAATGAATGGTATGATGATGATGAGGAATCTCAAATGGTACGCGCTGCTTTATGGGAACATATTTGCAATGCGGACATCTTGGTGCGTGGGGAAGTGATTCGCAAGACTCATTCTCAACCATCAGGAAATCCTCTCACTGTCATTATCAATTCATTATTCAATGGAATAGTTATGAGAATCGCTTATTTGATTCTCAAAAAGGAACAAGGACTACCTGTTATATGTGACTATAGAAAGCATGTTGCTGAAATCATTTATGGTGATGATGATATTAAATCAGTTAGTGTAGAAATACTTGACTGGTTTAATCAACTCACTTTGACTAAAGCTCTTGCTTCCTTTGGTTTAACATATACAGACGAAACGAAAACTGGAAATATTCTCCCATGGAAGCCACTTGAAGATGTAGCTTTTCTCAAGAGAAAATTTGTTATACAACCTGATGGAACTTTTCTTGCCCCTATGGATATAGAAAATGTTCTTGAAATAACAAATTGGATCAAAGGAAAAGCACGCATCTCGGCAACCATTGAGAATTGTGAACAAGCTATTATGGAACTCGCTCTCCATCCGCAATCAGAATACGAATATTGGAGTAATCGTATTCGAGAGGAACTCGCTAATATTGGGCAAAACATTGTAGTGCCCACATATTACGAGCAGATGGAGGTATACAGATACAATCGTGATCTGTATGCTCGAACAGAATATGTTCCTCTTTATTAACTCCCAAAGAAATGTGATCTAAGACTGAAAATACAAACGGGATACTTTTCTATCTTTGCTATTTCTTTGTTTATAGAGTGTTGCTGTGCTCTGGTGATACAGCTCCCGACTTCAGGGTGAATAGTCATCTACCCCTGTCGTAATACATGACTACTAGTAACCAAACTAATTCAAGTGGTTCTGTTTCGTATGACCACGACCAAAACACGAAAGTCGATTCTACCCGAGGACAATTATTAACTGATGTACAAATGTCCGCTGAGGCCGTTCCAATGCCTTCGAATACTATTCAGATGGCTTTGAACGACACCACCCGACATGAAATAATGAGTATATTACAGCGTCCAGTCAATCTTGGAACTTTTGAATGGAAATCATCAGATGATGACATTCCTGTTCAATTAGCTCCATCTGACTATGATGCTGATACACAAAATTATTTACAACAATTTAACTTTCCTCAGGATATTTTCGCCAACTCCCCTTTAGTAGTGGACAAATTAAAGAACTATCAGTATTTAAAAGCTGATATTGAGATAGAAGTCAAAATCAATGCTCAACCATTTTTACAAGGTGCTTTAATGTTAGTTTATAATCCATATTATAACCAGACCGGAGATTTCAGACGTAAAGGTACTCGTTACCTCGCGTCTCAAACCTCTTGCCCTTATAAAATTGTTAGTATTGAGGAAGGCAACTCTCTCAAATTAATTTGTCCTTATGCAAATATATATGACCTTTTCGACCTTGGAAATTCTGACAATCAATTTGGATCAGTTTTCCTGTATGTATTTTCAACTCTTTTAGGACCCAATGCTGCTGAAACAGCTAAGTATACCGTTTTTGCTCGCTTTGTGAATCCACGCTTCTTTGTCCCAACTCAGAATGATGTAATTTCCCTAGCTAGAGATCAACACGAAATTAAACGACTGACCTCCAAAGGTTATCGAGTTGCCTAGTCAGATGTGCAACCAGCCGCTTCGTCAGACACTGGTGAAGTCGAAGCTACTGGTCCCGTATCTAAGATAGCTAGTGGCGTATCTACTGTTGCTGATGTTCTTTCTGGAATACCAGTTATCGGTAGCATCGCCTCTACTGTCGCATGGGTTTCTCGTGCAGTTGGTAAAACTGCTGCTACTTTTGGTTGGTCTAAGCCTACTTCTATTGCTCCACAATGCAAAGCTGTACTTAAACCTAATCAGACTTTAATTCACTCCGAAGGAAATGATGATGCTACCACTCTAGCCCTATTACAAGATAATGGTATTGACGGTTCATCTTTTATTCCTGAATATAAAGATGAAATGAGTTTTGAATATATATTTGGCCGAC